CGAAGGCATGGGCGGCGGGTTCGGCATCCGACAACCCGGAGTCGTTCTTCCGTGCGATCTGCGCGGGGCATCACACGACCGGTACACCGGATACGCAGACTTACTGGGCCCTGCCGTATCGGTATTCCCCTTCCAGTGCACCGAACACCCACGGTGTGGACGCAGCCTGGAGTGCGCTACAAGGAGGGCGAGGCGGCGTCAAGGATCTGGCGAACCCCGATCAGGTGCGGGCCAAGCTGATCCGGTTGAAGAAGCAGTGCCACGGCTCCGACTGGAGCCCCGATTCGGGCAATCGCTCGGACGTCGATCTCGCCGTGTTGGCGCTATCACTGAAGGAGATGACTACATGACCGCACCCGCAATCACGCCGACCACTGCGGATGAGATGCACGACGTCTTGGTCGGATTGAGCGATCCGGCAACGAGAACCCGGGTCGAGGAAAGTGGCGGTCTGCGCGGACTCGTAGCTCGCTATACCGAGCAGATCCAGTCCCGGGATCCGAGTATCCAGCAGCAGGTCCGCGAGGAGCTGCAGGCCTCGATGCGGGACTTCCTCTCGACCAACGGATTCCATCCGGCGGCCACGAACGGCAGCGGAGCACCGCGGATGCGCGGCTTCGGGGGTCAGGTACCAGTTGGCGACGGATTCCCGGTCGGCAGCTACCAGGCCCAGAAGCAGTGCCTCTACAACAAGGCAGCTCCCGGAGCCGCGCTCGACGGGAAGATGGACTCCACCGCCAACTTCCTCCGGGCCGTTGCGTGCGAGCAAGGTGGGCGGCGTTTCCTCGATCGGGACGCGCTGATCGAGCAGCTCGCCAAGCTGTCGGAGATCCAGAACTCGTTCTCGACCAACGTCCCATCGGACGGCGGCTTCCTCATACCGGAGGAGTTCCGCTCAGACCTGATGCTGGTGGCCCTGGAGAACGCGATTGTCCGGCCCAGGGCAACCGTGATCCCGATGAGCACCCAGACGCTCGCCATCCCCGCGGTGGACGACACGACACATTCCGGTGGCACCGTGTTCGGCGGGGTCCAGACGTACTGGGTGGATGAGTCAACGGCTCCGACGGAGTCCAGCGGCAAGTTCCAGCAGGTCAAGTTGGACGCGAAGAAGCTCATGGCGTATCTCACCTGCCCCCAGGAACTCGTGGCCGACGCACCGGCCTTCAACGCGTACCTGAACCAGGTGCTGCCGAAGGCGATCGCGTTCGAAGAGGACTACCGCTTCCTCCAGGGCAACGGGGCCGGTCAGCCACTCGGAGTGCTGCACGCGAACAACGCGGGACTGGTTACCGCCAGCGCGGTGTCCGGCCAGGGCGCGAACACGATCATCGTGGACAACCTCGCCGCGATGTACGCCCGGTTGCTGCCGTCCAGCATGATGAATGCCATCTGGATCGCGTCGATCGACACGTTCCCGCAACTCGCGCTGATGGCGGTCACCGGTGCGCTCGGCAACTCGACTCCGGTGTGGATGAACAACGGCGTGATCGGTGCGCCACCGGCCGCGATCTATGGCCGTCCCGTGTACTTCACGGAGAAGGCACCGGCACTCGGCTCGGCGGGAGACCTCCTCCTGATCGACCCGAGCTTCTACCTCATCGGGGACCGGCAGGTCGTCACGACCAGCATGAGCGAGCACTTCCTGTTCAGCTCCGACAAGTTGGCCTACAAGGTGATCGAGCGCGTGGACGGTCGCCCGTGGCTGCAGTCGCCAATCACGCCGAGGAACGCGGGCAACACCATCTCGGCGTACGTGGTCCTGAGCGGTACGCGGACCTGACCCTTCAATCAGGCGGTTAGCTTCACGGAGCCCGCCCAACCGAAAGGAAGCAGCATGACAGCACGCAGAGGGCTGGGTGACATCTTCCAGCTCGCAACCAGCGCTACCACGACGGCGCAGCGGATCAACATGCGTTACGCCACCGGTGTCACGTACGCGATCATCGGTGCGACGTCCGGTAACGCGACACTCCAAGAGGCCAATGCGGCGTCTGGCGGCACCCTCCAGAACATCGCGAACGGCGTCACCGAATACTTCACCCAGAACAACGGCGTATGGACTCGCGTTACCCAGGCCGCAGCGGCCACGGTCACGTGTGCGGCAGGCGGCCTGCTGGCGGTGTACTTCGCAGCGGTGAACTTCTCGTCCGGGTTCTACTACATCGCTGCGACACACGCCTCGGCTTCGTTCGTGTACGTACTGCACGGACTGGAGCAGCGGCGTGATCCGCCAAGCTTCCCGGATGCGAGGGCCTGAGTCATGGCCGAAATCGTCACCAACGCCACGGCGGCCCAGATCCGCCACGCAGTTCTCGGCTTCCGGTCGCAGTCCATCGCGAAGGCGCTCCCGCTGAACGCTACGCAGACCATCTTCACCGTATCCGCCGGTCGCATCGTGATCATGTCGCTGTTCGGCGTGGTCACAACGGTCGTCGGTGGCACCACTCCGGCTGCGAAGTACGTCGCGACACCAACGGTCGGCTCGGCCAACGATATGTGTACGACGTTGACGATCACCACGGATGAGGCCGGGATGATGTGGGCCCTTCCGCAGGCCGTGGGTACCGCACTGGTCGGCGCCGCATCCACCGGCAAGTCGGGTTCCGTGTCCGGCGTCGGCGTCAACGGCCAGATCGTGGCACCCGGAACGATCGGGTTCAACTGTTCGGCTGCGGACGCAACCGGTGCGGTGACGCACACACTCATCTACATCCCGCTCGACGATGCGGCAAGGGTGGTGGCTTCCTGATGGCGAAGCAGATCTGTGCCAAGTGCGGCACCGAGTACGACGGTGTCGCTGACGACGGTTCAGCCGCCGTGTGCCCGAACGACGGGTTCGATCAGTACCAGACGGAGGGTCTCGTGCCCGATGGCTGGGAGCCTCCCGATCCCGCACCTCCGCCCGAGCCGGCGGATCAGCTCCCGCCTCCGCTTGACTCGGAGTCGCCGGAAGGCGGGACGGCGAACGCCGGTGTACCGGCGGCAGAGGAAGCTCAGCCGCCCCTGCCTCCGGGCGTCGGCTGATGGCCGCGCGGGCATGCGGGAAATGCAGTGCGGTGTACGCCGTTGGGAGCCCCGCATGCCCGCAATGCGGTCAGGACGACGCCAAGAACCGCTTCGATTACGAGGATGGTGAACCAACATCGCAACCGGATACGACCTCCTCGCCATCTACGAAGAGCAGCGACGCATCAACGAGGTCTACCGCAGCATCCCCGTCCGAGCCTGCCCCAACGACGGTACCCCGCTCGTCGAAAGCGTGAGCCAGCCCGGAGTGAGGCACTGTCCGCATGACGGGTGGGAATATCCCCGAGACTACATCGAGGAGATCCACCTAGGCATGTGAAACGGGCAGTACAACTGAATACGTAGTACCGCCACCTAACGTAGAAAGCAGTCGAGATGGCCGTAAATCGGGTGTGTTATGCGACCCGCGAAGCAGTCAAGCGAGCCCTAGATTTCCGCGAGACCGCACGGAACAACGATCAGATCGATCGGGCAATCGAGTCCGGAGCGGATTACGTTGACGGAGATCTCAATCGGTCCTTCTTCCCCCAGGACGGCACTTGCTACTTCGACTGGCCGAATTACGAGACCAACCGCCCGTGGAAGATTTACCTCGATCAGAACGAGCTGGCCGCCCCAGCGACCCAGATTCTCTCCGGCACCGTGTCGATTCCGATTGCCGACGTCAACTTCGAGCCAGCCAACTACGGGCCACCGTATAGGTGGATTGAGCTCCGTCTCGACAAGTCGGATTCGTTCGGGCACAGTTCGACGCCACAACGGGATGTGGCGATAACCGGGACGTTCGGATTCTGGACCCGGACCACCCAGGCTGGGTCGCTGGCCGCAGCGATCACCGATACCACCTCGCTGACACTGACGATATCGAATGGTTCGCTCGTCGGAGTCGGGGATATGGTGATCGTCGGCACGGAGCGGATGCTGGTCTCCGATCGCTCGATGATTGACACCACGATTACGTTCAGTGGACCGCCCACGGCCAGCCTCTCCGATAATCTGATTGCGGTTCCCGACTCAACTATGTTCGGAATCGGAGAAGTCATCCTGCTGGATGCCGAGCGGATGCTGATCGTGGATACGTATCCCACGACGCTGGTCGTGAAGCGAGCCTGGGACGGGACGCAGCTCGCAACGCATACCTCCGGGACCATCTATGCCTCGCGGAGACTAACGTTGGCCGCACGAGGCGGATTCGGGACCGTAGCGGCGACCCACCTCATTGCTGCCGCAGTCGTTAAGAACTACGCACCAGCGCTGGTTCGCGACTACGCACTGGCGATTGCGCTGGATCAACTGCTGGAGGAGGGTTCCGGGTACGCACGCATGGCCTCCGGACCGTCCGATGCGATACGTCCACCGACTGGGGTCGGACTGGATGCAATTGCGGCCCGAGCTTGCGCAACCTACGGTCGCAAGAATCGGCAGCGTGCGGTATGAGAGACGTAGAGATAACGGCGAGCGGCCCACTGTTCGACGGCCAGCTCAAACTCGATCTGGATCGCTTCGGCGATGACGTAGTCAAGATCCTCGCTCGCGAAGCGGAGAGCACCCTGCGCGGCTTTGCGGCTCGCAATTTCCGGACGCATCCGACGTACCGATGGGAGCGGGAGCTGAACACAACACGGGCCGAGGGCGGCATGGTCCTCTCGAACCCGGTGATCTACAACGCATGGCTGGAGGGTGTCGGATCACGGAACTTCCCGAAGACGCGATTCCGCGGCTACCGTATCTGGCGGAAGACGTGGCAGGCATTGCTCCGTTCGGCACCGGACATCGTTGAGGCACGATTCCGTAGATACGCCGAGAAAGCTGGAATCGAGGTGCGCTGATGAGCTTCGACGATCCGGCATCCCGAGCACTATTCAACCAGCTGGCTAGCCACGCAGCGTCGCTCGGCCTCTTCGACTTCCCGGTTGCGACTCACGAGCCGAAGAATGCCCCGGGTAACGGGTTGTCGTGTTCGATTGTACTAGACAAGATCGATCCGATTCCGGATAGTGGACTAACCGCAACGTCGATCAAGGTGTGCTTCAAGGTCCGAGTCTGGAACTCGATGCTGCAGGAGCCGCAGGACGACATTGACCCGAACCAGCTTGCGGCTGCGACAACGCTGATGAATGCGTACACGGGGAGCTTCACGCTCGGCGGGTCGGTACGTGAGATCGACCTACTGGGGGAGCACGGCGACAGCCTAAGTGCGGTGGCCGGTTATATCGAGATCGATAAGCGAATAATGCGGGTGATCGATATCACCCTCCCAGTAATCGTAAACGACGCTTGGGTGCAAGGAGCATGAGATGACCAAGCAAACCGGCATGGGGATGAACTACTACGTCGGTGGCTACGACCTGAGCGGTCAGACGAACTCGCTTGGGACGATCCACGGTGGCCCGAACAACACGCAGGACAGCACGGACATCACGCAGTTGGCGATAGCGCGGCTCGGACTGGAGCGGGACGGCGGAGTGACCTGGGTCTCGTACTTCGATCCCGTTGGCGCATCGCACGTGGTGCTGTCCGCATTGCCGACCACGGATAACATCTGCCAGGTCCACGTTCCGCCACTGGCGATCGGAAGTCCCACGTTTGCGGTTAACTCCAAGCTGATCGGCTACGATCCAACGCGAGCGCAGGACGGCAGCATCACGCTGGCCGCCTCAGCCGTGGCAAACGGGTTCGGTGGCGAGTGGGGCGTTGCGTTGACGCCCGGTCACCGGGTTGACGGTTCCGCAACCGTAGCCAGCTCCGGTAACTCGTTTGACACTGGCGGATCGCTGGCCTTCGGTGCCCAGATGTACGTGCAGTTGTTTGCCTTCTCCGGTACCTCGGTCACGTTTACGCTCTGGGACTCGGCGGACAACAGCACGTTTGCGTCCACGGGCCTGGCCACGGCAGCACTGTCCGCAGCAAGCCAGGCGGTGCGGGTTGCGGTTAGCAACACGACCACGATTCGACGGTACATTGCGATCGCGACGACCGGAACGTTCAGCAATGCTGACTTCGCAGTGATGGTCAACAAGAACCCGGTTGCGGGAGTGGTCTTCTAATGGCATACACGATACCGACTGTTCCGCATAGCGTCGGGGATCCGGGTCACACTACGGACCATAACAACGTAGCGGACATGCTGACGCTTGCGACTCGGTACAACGTGAAGGTCACGAACTACGCCGGTGGTGCGTTTGGCGATGGTATCCACGATGACACTGTCGCGATCAATGCCGCAATCTCCGCATGCGTTGCGGCAGGCGGAGGGGTGGTCTACTTCCCCGCGGGAAACTATAAGATCACGGGAACCCTGGTTGCGAGCAGCTACCTCACCTTCCAGGGGGACGGAGTTGGTAACGCCGGTGTTCCGTCGGGCACCCAGCTATCAATGTCCGATGTAACGGGAAACACCAACGTGATTGCGAATGCCGGCGGTACGGACATTCAGCACTTCACCGTTCGGGATATGACCATCTACTCGGGGAACGGTAGTCCAACGGGTTCCGGATCCGCGATCAAGCTCAACTGGAACAGCCTCGGGTCGGTTCCGTACTGCGAATTCCTGAACCTCAAGATCGTTAACTTCGGTGGTGCGGGAATCGATATCACGAACCCGATCGTGACCAACTTCGTCAACGTGATCGTCCAAGGTGGAAACAGCTACGGGTTCTACATGCACTCGAGTGCGGGTGCGTGGACCTCCGTATCGTTCAATGCGTGCTATGCACTGTCGAATGCGAGTGACGGGTTCCGGATGGACACCGGGACGTACTTCAGCATGCAGGGCTGTGCCGCAGACCACAATACGGCCAACGGCTATCACATCATCAACTGTCAGGGTGCGACACTACTGGGGTGCGGTGCCGAGTACATCTCGGCGGACTCGGCCACGGCTAACGGGTGGCAGATTGACGGTGCGAGTACGGGTATCTCGTTGGTCGGGTGCTTCTCGTTCCAACAGAAGCACTATATGGTCTACGTTACCGGCAACAGTAATGCGACACTGATTAGTTGTACGGAGAACACGCCGCTGGGTTCGGCCGTTAACTCGTTCAAGAGTGACGCTGGGTCGAACGTCATCCTAATCGAGCCGCACAACACTACGGCTTACAATCTCGGCGGCAACTACTGGATCATGGACACCACGGGGCAGCTCGCCGTATCGGGCGGCGGTGGAACGGCACTGTCCACTACCGACGTATACGGTAACTTGACCGCCCACGCCGCATTGGCCGTTAGCCTCGGTCAGAAGTTCCAGGTCACCGAGGGCTCCAACGCCAAGATGGGCACTGCGACCCTGAACGGCACCACTGGGGTGACGGTATCCACTACCGCAGTGACGGCTAACTCACGGATCTACCTGACCATCCAACCGACAACCGCACCCGTGGGCATTCCGTGGATCTCCGCTAAGTCGGCAGGTGTGAGCTTCACGATCAAGTCCACCAGCGCATCCGACACGACGGTTGTCGTTGCGTGGCTGATTGTCGAACCGAGTTAGGAGGCAGCCATGACGGTAACGGGACCAGATGGCCTGCAGTACATATCACCGGAGGGTCCGGTTACTGCGTACAAGACGTACAGCTATTACGTGAGACAGCGCAAGGCAACCTGCGTGGAAGTGGACTGCCCCGCATACCTACACGGCTGGAAGACCATCGTTCCCGCTGGCTCGCAGATGGAAGCTACGATCCGCAATCTCAAAGGTCACTACAGGTGGACCGAACAACGGCAGGAAGGAGATCTTATCGAGTTCGTCTTCGAACCGGGTCAACAGTGTTTCGCCTCGTACAAACCGTTCCCACTGGGACACACGCTTCCGTGGGAAGGCCACGAGCGGTTTGTCGAGCGAGGCGGTGACTGGCGAGCCGTGACCAGCGAACCGTACATCCACGTGCGAGCCGATGACTGGATCGATTCGTTCGCAACACATCAGATCAACGTAGTAGAAAGGATAAGCCGTGGCTAAGTCAACCGGCATGGCGCAGACGTCACTACAGGTCGGTGATGCGTCCAATGCCCTGCAGGACATCCGTACCGACGTGACGAACTGGAACTTCTCCACCCCCAGAAACACGCAGGACGTCACCGGTGTCGACAAGTCCGCGATTGAGCGGCTGGCTCTGCTCGCAGACTTCTCGATCACGCTCAACGGCGTATTCGATCCGGGTACGAACCTGGAGCACGCCGTATTCAGCACGGTCTCATCGACGTCCGTGAACCGAGCGGTGGCGATCACGATCAACGGCAAGAACATGAACATGGGCACGACGGGTGCGGGTAACGGTGCCGTGCTGTTCACCGACTACCAGATCTCCCGGCCCCAGGACGGCTCGTTGACGTACTCCGCCCCAGGTGTCGGTTCCACGGGTACCGTCCCGACCTGGAGCTGAGCGATGGGCTTCCAGCGCGTAACGAAGCCGATTGCGCTCACCTTCGACGAGGACCACGAGCTCCACGGCCTCGAAGTTACGCTCAAGACGCCGTCGCTTGGCGAGTTCATGGAGCTGGCGGACCAAGCGGGCAAGGTGGAGAGCATCGAGGACGCGGAGAAGGGATTCCGGCGTCTCGCCGATTTCATCGTCTCGTGGAACCTGGAGGACGAAGCGGGCGAACCGATCAAACCGTCGTACGAAGCACTCGTGGCCCAGGATGCGGCATTCACTCGGCTCCTGGTCGATGCGTTTATGGCGTCGGTCGGGACGGTGTCGCGCCCTTTGCCGCTCGGCTCGAACGATGGCGACAATCCGATCGTGGCCTCGCTACCGATGGAACCATTGTAACTGAGCCGCCCGAGCTGACGGAGGCACGCATGATCCTCACGATATGCGATCGTTTCCACAAGCTTCCGTCCGAGGTGCTTGACGAGTCCGCGTTGATCGTTCGGCTGCTAGAAATCGAGAGAATAGGCCGCCCGAGAGGAGGTGAGCAGAATGGCGGATAACGTTCTAGCGATCAAGGTCAAGTACGTCACCGAGGGTCCGGGGGTTATTGAGCGCGAAGCAAAGGAAGCGGGTGAGCGAGCCGGTCGAGAGTTCACCAAGGGCTTCCAAGACAAAGCCGATACGCATTCGATCTTCCGTAGCATCCTGAGTGGTATCGGTGGAATACCCGGAGCACGAATTCCAGGTACCGCGGGACTGGTTAGCGGCCTCGGTAAGGGTGCGCTGTCCGGGGTACTTACCGCTGGCGGTCAAGCGGGTGGTCAGGGGATCACCGCACTCGGTGCCACGCTCGGCGGTACGGGTGGACTGGCCGCGCTAGCAGCGGGGATCGTTGCGATACCGGCAATCGCGGCAACGGCATCGGCGGGAATGGTTACGATATTCGGTGCCGGCTTGAGTGCAATCGGGATCATGGGCGCACTCAAGCTCAAAGGCGTACGGGAGCAGATGACCGATCTCGGTAAGGTCTGGGCCTATACGTCCCGGCAGATGGCGCTGCCGTTCAAGGGTGCGATGATCGACATTCTCGCCTCCGCAGAAACGACGCTAGGTAAGCTCGAGCCGACGCTAAAGGGCTTCTCACAGACCGTTGCCCCGGCGTTCAAGACGTTCGGCACTACGCTCATGAGCTCCTTTGCTCAGCCAGCCGTGATGCGCGCAATCCAGTCGGTCGGTAAGGCGTTTGCGGACCTGCTGAAGGCGTTCGCACCCCAGTTGCCCGGGATCATTAAGACCATCGCGGACGGGATCAACACGATGGCGACCGCGCTGACCACGCACCCCCAGTTGGTCAAGATCCTCGCTGACGTGCTGGCCTTCTTCCTCAAGCTCGGTGGCTGGGTGCTCTCGGCGATTGGCTACCTTACGGACTTTGCGGGATGGCTAGTCGTGCATCTTCCGCATGCGTGGGATAAGTTCTACGGTTGGGTTATCGCTCCGTGGATCCGCTTCTTCACCAAGGACATACCGAAAGCGTGGGATCAGCTCTACAGTAACGTCATTGCGCCACTCATCCGCTTCTTCACGAAGACGATACCTACGGCATTCGATCTCTTCAGGCAGGTCGTTAAGCTCACCTGGGATCAGATCGAAATCGATTTCCTCAGGGGTGCGAGCTTCATTACCGGGGTCATGGGCAAGCTCCCCGGACCGCTCGGTGCCCCGTTCCGTAAGGCGCATGCGGACATTCAGCAGACACTGGGTAAGATCCAGCAGAACGTCTCGGATACGCAGCAGCGGATTCAGCAGGACTGGGACAAGATTCACGGCAAGTCCGTGAGCTTGTCGGTCTCCGGTATGGGCACGTGGAAGGCCTACGCCGCAGTTGCAACTCGTGACACTCGTCCCGGCGGCGCCCAGGAGTTCCATGCTCAGGGCTGGCGAGTTCCCGGCACCGGCACCGGCGATACCGTGCCAGCGATGCTGGAACCCGGTGAGGCCGTTATTCCACGACGCCTCGTACCCGCGCTTGCTCCGTGGCTGGGTGCGCACGGCGTCCCAGGCTTTGCGGGCGGCGGGATTATCCCGCGTTATCACGGCAGCGTTTCCGGAGCGTTCGGACCGTATGCCTCGCACAACGTTAGCGTTACCGAGTCGCAGATTGTCAACGCAATCGGTGACCAGTGGGCACGTCAGTATAAAGCGGCCGTAAACCGAATGTACGCTTCGATGCAGGTCGGTAACGTCGGAGGCGGCGTGCAGCGATGGGCTCCGCTGGTCGCAAGCGTACTCTCGATGGAAGGTCTGTCCGGGTCGCTACTGCACAACGTGCTCTACCAGATGCAAACGGAGTCCAATGGTAATCCGAACTCGATAAACCTATGGGACTCCAACGCGGCAGCGGGAGATCCGTCACGGGGTCTGATGCAGGTTATCGGTTCGACGTTCTCTGCGTATCACTGGCCGGGGACGAGTTACAATATCTACGATCCCGAAGCGAACGTTGCGGCCGCGCTAAACTACGCCAGATCGAGGTACGGACCGACGTTGATGTCGGGAGGAATGGGGGTCGGTTCCGGTCACGGGTACGATGCCGGTGGCTGGCTTCCCCCCGGTGTCTCTCTCGCCGTCAACCGAACCGGGCGACCGGAGCGGATTATCGGGCCAGGTGGAATAAACATTACCTTCGAGGTTCGTGGCGGTACCGCCTTCGATCAGTTCCTGCTGAATTGGATCAAGCACAACGTTCGCGTGGTCGGTGGCGGTGACGTACAAGTGGCATTCGGGAGCAACTAATGTCGGGTAAGTTTGAGTCGTATGCGGCGAACAGCTCTCCGGCGGATGCCGACCTGCTGGCCAGCGTTGACGTTTCCGATACGTCGATGTCACCGGCGGGTACGACCAAGAGCCTGACGCTGATCGCGCTGAAGACGTACGCCAAAGCAGGTCCCGTAACCGCCCAGGCGTATCCGGCAAACCCGACGGCAACTGCCAGCTTGACGCTGGTGATGATGGGCCTCGGCTCCACGGCCAAGATCACGCCTGGTAGCTCCGGCAAGGTCGAGATCAATATGACCGGGTTGGTCGGAACGAACACGGCAGCGGTCAACATGACGTACGGAGGACGCTTCGGGACTGGCACCGCCCCAGTAAACGGTGCAGCGGTTTCCGGAACGAGGTTCGGGTCGAATGCGGATTTCGTAACCCGCTCGACAGTCCTCGGTCAGGGGATTCCATTCTGTCTCGTTGATCTGGTTACGCTGACTCCGGGAACGGCATACTGGTTCGACATTGCCCTGCTGACCGCAGTCGGTGCGGACACCGCATTCGTCTCGACCCTCAGTTTCGTTGCGACGGAGGAATCCTGATGGCTACCCTCCTCGACGAGAACAGTGCCTTCCTACTCGATGAGGCGGGAGCTCAGCTACTTGACGAGGCCGGTGGAGTATCAAGCGATTCGTACACTGCGAGTTACGGTGCGACATACGGAGCACCGGGGATTGTCACGCCCGCAACTTCGATATTCCCGGTGCAGGTTATCGTTGAGCTGCAGATTAACGGCACGTGGACCGATATTTCGACGTTTGTGTATCAGCGCAATGCGATACAGATCACCGGTGGCTCGACGCAAGAGGGCGATACGCCGCAGCCAGCTACGTGTACGATGACGCTGGACAATCGCGATGGCCGATTTAGCCCGAACTACTCCCTTGGTGCGTACTACCCGTACTTGCTACGCAATACGAAGCTTCGCGTATCGACCATTGCGGTGTCCGCTACCGGTAACACGTATGAGGGGTATCGATTCTGGGGCGAGGTTCCGAACTGGCCGCCTCTTGCGGATCTATCGGGTACCGATGTGTACGTGACGATCAACGCTTCGGGTCCGCTCCGCCGGATAAACCAAGGTGGCGGCAAAGGCTCGGCGTTGGCGCGTTACTACGCAACGCTGACCGGAACGCTTGCTCCGATTGCGTACTGGCCATGCGAGGACGACCCGTTCACGACCACGATTGGCGCGGGTGTCGAGGGCGGTCAAGATATGGTCATCACTGGGACGCCAGCGTTCAAGGCCATCTCCGATTTCAACGGCTCGGCACCGATAGCGGTGCTCAATAACTCGACGTGGGACGGCTTCACGGGATCGTTTGCGACCTCCGGTGATGACGTATTCGGTACCGTTGGTACGTATTACTGGGTCGCGGCAACTACCACGGTGGATTGCCGAGTCTGGGCACCTGGGGCGGGTGCAGATAACGGATTCCACGGTGTTGGTGGCGGTGCCGGTGAGTTCGCACGAGATTCGGCCCTAGCGGTAACCGTCGGCCAGACGTACCAGGTGGTCGTCAAGGCTGGCGGACCAGGTGGACTGCAGAAGACCAACGTTGAGTCGCATGGCACGGACGCACCCGACATGAGCTTTGCCGGTGATGCCGTAACCGTGATTGCCCACGGTGGCAAGTGCGGAAGCGCGGCAGCCGGTTCGGGTGACGGTGGTACCGGTTCGACCAATGCTGAGCACCATGATGGCGGTACCGGCGGACAGAATGCGCCCGACTATCCACGGGGAGCTGGCGGTGGCGGTGCTAGCGGCCCAGGTGGTGCGGCAGGACACAACGGCGGTGATGCGGGTCCGTCGAACCCCGGTAACGGTGGCACCGGCCAGGACGGAGGCGGTGCCGGAGGCAAGGGTGCGATCGTAGGCCATGCCGGTGCGGCGGGAATCGCACCCGGTGGCGGTGGAGGCGGCGGATCGACCACCGGAAGCTCGCCCACGTTCACGAACTATGCGGGTGGCGGCGGTGCGACAGGGCGGATTGAGCTCGTTTATGCCTCATCGAACCAGGCCAACGCGAATATCGTCCGTTTCGTGCTACTGGTGCCCAAGCATGGCGGCAATAACAACCGGGTGCTGTTGCGGGTAATGACCGGCAGTGTCGTGCTCAACCATCTCGATGTCACATACGTTTCCGGTGGCAAACTTCGGCTGCGAGGGTTCAACGGTTCGAACGTGCAGCAGTTCGACTCGGGTGCGCAGTCGTGGAACATCGACAACCAGACCGTGATGGTCTCGATCGAGCTGAAGAATTCCGGTGCGAACGTTGCTTGGACGTTCAAGGCCATTCGACCCGGTCAGCCGACGCTGATTGCGGCAGCCGCGACGGGAACCGTTAACACGGCAGCATGCGGGAACGTCACCGAGGTCATTGCGGCACCGAACGGAGACATCACGAAATCCGCAATGGGGCATATCTCCGTCCAGTATGCGCTGGTCGATTTGCGGCGTGTCTCGAAGGCACTGGACGGGCACCAGAGCGAGATGGGCATCGACAGGTTCATTCGCCTCGCAAACGAGCAGGCACTCGACAACGAGCCGAAGTTCAAGGAGCAGTCCGATCACTGGGGCTTCGAAGCCGGAATCCAGGGCTGGACCCCGGTGAACAGCGGTATCACCACGTCATCCGTGTGGTCCCAGGATGGCGCATTCTCGTTGTTGCTGACGGCCACCGGAGAGGGTCAGCCATCCGGAACCTCACCGACGGGAACTGCGGGTCAACCGGTGAATCCCGGCGACGTCGTGTCTGTTGCGGCGGAGATATACGCGCCAGGTGGGCTCACTAACGCGTACGTCGGGATCAAGTGGTACACGAACCTCGGTACGTTCGTATCCGAATCGGACAGTGTCGACCTCGCGATTGACGCGGCCACGGCGACCACCCTCCAGCACAAGTTCACCGCACCGAGTACGGCATTCTTCTTCGCGATCACGGTGGGCGATCATCACTCCGATGCGCTCGGTACTTCGTTGTACGTGGATAACGTTCGGACGCATCCACGGATGGGCGTGCAAACGCACAAGGAGTACAAGGCGTTCCTCGAGGAGATCAAGGATCTCGATCAAGGCATCCTGGAGGAAGGACGCGATCTCTTCGGGTTGAAGTACCGTACTCGGATTCGGCTGCTTAACCAGAACCCGGTACTAACGCTGGACGATTCAGCCGCACAGCTGGCAGATCCCCGCCCGGCCCCAGTACTCGATGATCTGCTCACGAAGAACCACATTGTCGTTTCGCGGCATAAGGGTGCGAAGGTCACGGTTACGCTCGATAACGGAACGATGTCCGTCAAGGAGCCACCGGCTGGTACTGGGCGGTACAAGAAGAACCTCAAGGTGCAAGCCGAAGCTGACGAGCAACTTGCGGCGCTCGCCTCGCATCTGCTGAACCTCGGTACGGTGCAGAATGAGCGCTACCCGATAATCTCGGTGAACCTGTTCCGCAATGAGGTATCCGATCAGGTGTCCGCTATCGCGGGGGTAGAGATCGGTGACTGCATCCAGATCATCGGCTTGCCGTTCTGGTATCCGAGCACGACGACAAGACAGCTCGTAGTGGGATATAGCGAGACGATTGCGCAGGACCAATGGCTGATCCAGTGGAACTGCGTCCCGGAGTCACCGTATGAGATTGTCGTCTCGAACATTCGGAGATGGTGATGGTCGTCAAGGTTGTCGCGGATTATACGCTGGAGCAGGCCGAGGAGGAGATCGCACAGCTCCGGGGTATGGTTAACCTGCTGCTTGAGGCGCACACCAAGACCGAATCGACCGATATTCCGAATGCCCCGTCCACCGGTCATATTTCGTTCTCGCAGAACGGAGTTTCCAAGTTCATCGGTACGGACGGCAACGTTTACAGCAATGGCCGGAACCGCCAGCTCGTAGCCGCTGCGACGATCAACTCGACAAGCAACCAGAGCCTCGCAAGCTGGGTCGTTAATGCGGGAACGTACGGGTTCGAAGCAGCGTTCGGTGCGGTCAACGGTGGCACGAATGCGACACAGGCGTTCCGGCTGACCGGACCCAGTGCTTCGGACGTGATGCTGATTTATGCGTGGCTCTCGAACTCGTCATTCGCCAACTGCCAGGTCGGCTGGCAGACCGCGCTTAACGCTGACATGGCATCCGCCGCCGCCTGGACTGCCGGTGATGCGGTAATCGTCTATCTCCACGGGACGGTCGTGTTCAGCGCAAACGGGACGTGTAACTTCAACGCTCGCTGCGTAACTAGCGGTGCGGACACCTGGGCGATCCGCGACAGCTCGTACGTAGATCTAATACCGCTCAGCTAGGAGGAGTAATGGCCGTTACCTCGCATGCCTACCCGGTAACGATCCAGAAGATCAACTCGAACCCGACTGCGATTGACTTGTCCGTCACGACCGCCGGATCGTTCCTCGTGGGACTCTGTACCGGGGATGCGTCAGCTTGGACGGCCACGCAGGAGGCGTACGCATTCGTGTCCGATGTCACCGGTGCGTACACGGAGGTCGTTACCGGTGGCTATGCCCGAGTCGACATTTCGTCCGGAGTAACGATCTCGCGCTCGGGCAACGTGGTCAAGTGGACGTGCACGTCACCGATCAGCTTTGGTTCATCGATCACCCTTACCGCTAGATCGATGTTCGTGTTCACCAAGCTTACCGGATCCGCTGACGCCTCGTGGCCGGTGATTGCGATCGTTGACTTCGGCCAGAACGTTATCTCGACTTCCGGAGCGTGGACGTACACCGTGGACGGCGTCAACGGACTCGTCTCGTGGACTGAGACGTAATGGCTACGACGTTCTACCTGCGAGCGGATGCCTCCGATATCAGCGGTGCCGGCAAGCAGCTACTAAGCTTGTCCCGCGGTTCGGTGTCCACCACTGCGATCACGAACACGGTAGCAGCGGGTACGAACGTCAACGTCACCGCAACCGCAGGTGGCACTCAGCTGTTCTGGTTTACTCCTCCGTTGCTGGGTGTCACGATATCGGGAAGCGTAACCGTCAACGGATGGGGCCTCGAGTCCAACCTCTCCGCCAATACGACACTTGGGTGCGAGGTAGATCGCGTTAACAACGCCGGTACGTTCATCTCGACCATCAAGTTCTCGGCCGGTGCAGCGGAGTGGGGGACGTCCACGTCCGCACTAAACGTTGCCGGTGTACCAACCTCAACGACGCTGGTCAACGGAGATCGGCTGCAGGTAACGCTGTTCGTCTCGAACTTCGGCACGATGGCGACCGGCTTCACGGCAACCAATTCGTACGGCGGGCCGACCGCAGCCGCAGATGGCGATACGTTCGTAACCTTCACCGAGACGCTTATTCCGATGGTTATCCCGCCACCGTATGTACTGGGCCAGTCCGTCAAGCGAGCTGCGAACTTCTAGGGAGATGCGATGCCCGCAGTAACCTATTCCGTGATCAACTCGGCACAGCCGACAACCGCCGCTCCGGTCAAGCAGCCGACTGGCACTGCGATTCGAACGATGGTGCAGCTGGCACCGCTCGCCAGTGGCTTCCCGATTCGGATCATTGAGGTGAACGCGTCCTTCGATGCATCTTCGCCGGCCACTCCAGGTGAGGTCGAGGTCTTTGCGTGCACGGGTGCGGCTACGATGTCCACCGCCTATGCGGCTGCAGATATCATGGCATACGGTTCCCGGCTGGATACTCCCGCAAACACCGCTGGCGTCTCGGGTACGCCACTCTCGCTGGGTACCGCGCTATCCGCGTTTGCTACCGCAGCCGTTACCGAGGGGACGGTTGCGAACTACCGACTCTTCGATGCCCAGCAGATCTCGCCCACGAACCAGTACGTAAAGCAGTTTCCGCAGGGTCGTGAACCGCAACTCGGCGGCAACAGTGCCACGCAGGAGTTCCTGCGAGTGCGGATGACATTCGGCGCAAGCGTCAACGCGTACATCGTGGTCATTTTCGAGGTCTGAGATGCCCCGCCTAGGACGCAGTCGACCAGCTAGCAACTATCTGCTGGTCCGGCGACTGACGTTTACGTCCACTGCGGCGAATGTCACGGGGGTCGGAGCACTAGTAAATGTAGTTGGCGGAATTGGCACTCCAACCGGGGGTGCCAATTTGTCCGGGTCTGGCGCACTTATCACAACGGGGGGTGGCATCGGGAGCCCCTCCGGTTCTGCAACGGTCGTGGGCATCGGAAGCCTTATCAATGTGCTGGGAGGACTGGGCAGCCCCAGTGCTGGTGCCAATGTCACAGGCGTCGGAGCACTAATCACCGTTCTTGGCGGCATTGGCACCGCCTCCGGGAGCATATCTGTCACGGTGGCAGGCGTCGGAGCTACTATCACCGTTGCGGGTGGACGGGGCGTGGCGGTTGGTACTTCGCTTCAGTTCCCCGGATCGGTGTCCGTTACGGATTCGCAGATCAATACGGCGGCCATTGCGAACGCACTCAGTGGCGGAGCCGTGGTTGCGAATAGCGCGGTTGGTGGGGTTCGCGTTTCGAATAAGGAGGTAGGTGGGACAACGGTGAATGATGAACAGCTCGGTTCCGTTCTCGTAGGTGAGGTGTTGTGAACACGTATATATCGGGGTCGCTAGTTCAGTCCACGGCAGCGTTCGTGAATGCGGCTGGCGCCGCAGCGGATCCGACCACCGTGACATTCAAGTACCGCATCGGAGCCGCAGCAATCGTCACCGCGGTCTATCCAGCGGCACCGATCGTGAAGGACTCCATCGGCAACTACCACGCCAACTTCGATACCTCGGGCTGGGCCGGCCCAGATAACCTGCTCTACGCTACCGAGTGGTTCGGGACCGGTGCCGTACTCGCGATCAACGATGACTACTGGCAAGTGACACCGCCAGCGCTATGAGTATTTCGACAGCGCTATGAGTTATCCCGAGCGCTATGTCAGCTACGACCGCTGGGAGGCGGAGCACGCAGCTCTCGCACGCCGGGTAACGGTACTAGAGCAATTCGCAGATCGCTTGTCCGGTGCCGAGCAGGAGCACCGTTCGATGAACGACGCGATTGCCGATCTGCAGAGCGACCTAAAGGAGGCGGGCGCCGCCGAACACGCGAGGAGGGATCGCCAGTGGCTAATTGCGATGGCGCTACTGAGCGGGATAGTCCTACCGCTGATTCTAACGACCGTGCTGACATGGCTGCACGTAAAGGCACTGGGCTGATCCCACGTTGGGCGCGCTGGCTGATCGTACTGCTAGTAGCGATTGTCGTGATTTCCACCGGCACCGATTCGATCGTAATCGTAGTGGCGCTCAATCGAATCGTGCAGCTGCAACATGAGGTCTGCATGACGCACGTTCGGGTCAAGACCTGGGAGGATATCGCTTCGGCAAAGCTCAGGATCCACCCTCCGCTCCTCGGTAGCGAGCCAAGTTACTGCCCGATTCGTCCGGGCTGAACTCCTGTCGTCATCTGATACCGGGGTCGGCTGTCGGATTGTTACCAGGAACCACTTGACATGTTACCCGCTAGTAACATACCATGAGGCTGGTGAAAGTTGACGAGGCAATCGCAACGCTGGAGTCACTGGGGTGGCCCCAGGGACGCATTCGCCGAGTCGATTCCGAAACCGACTGCAACCCATACGGGTCGGTGATGTACTTCCTCTTCGATGACACGGACGAACTCATTTATGTCGGGTATACGTCGGATATTGTCAACCGGTTGCGCAATCACCGTCGCGGGAAAGGAGCGTCAAACCATCCGCATGCGTATGCGCTGGTTCTCGACCTGGTCGCCGTCTGTCTCGGTAAGCGGGCAACCGAAACCGAGGCCGAGCTGATTTACCTGCTCGATCCGCCGGAGAACCTGAGGCGCCGGTGCACGAAGCGGTAGGCGATCCGTTGGCACCGAGCAAGATCTGCCGGGAAGACGGTCACCTATGGCTTGAGAGTCCGATAAGGAGGCGACGCCAAGTGCAATGCGCACACCTGTGCGGAACTCGCATGCTAGTAACCGGAGAACTTAAGTACCCGAAGAAGTGGACGCGGACAAGTGTCCCGTCCGGAACCCAGGAGGAAAGATGAATGTTCTCGCAGCGTCGGAAGGCGCAAACGCAGCAATCGGCGGTCTACTCTGGCTCGTCCTGTCGGTGGTCGGAATGGCCGCCTACTGGGCGCCCAGTCTTATCGCGTTCGCCCGCCATACGCCGGGCAAGGCGCAGGTCGTGGTCGTTAACCTGCTGCTCGGCTGGACGGTCATCGGCTGGATCGTAGCGTTGGTCATGTCGTTCCGCGACCGGCCGAAGGCGGTCCGTGTCTGAGCTCGGAGAGCAGCTCTGGACGAACGTATGGCGGGGGTTCTGCGGCCAAGAGCCGATCCGGGACGAGCGATGGTACGATCGCACGTTCGGCTTGGCCGCGACCTCCGAGATATCGTTCACGGTGAAGACCCATTCCGAGCTGCTCTTCGCGGCCCCAGAATTCGGAGCGTTCTTCGATCTCACGGACCCCGATTCGTTCGGAGTCGAGTTCGCCTGGGACGAGTTCGTGAAGGAGGTGGAAGATAATGTCGGGTAAAGGAAGACGAGGTCCGGCTCCGCGATTCAATGCGGAGGAGCGAGAGCTTATTCGCATGCTAGCGGCGGACGGGATTCCCGCCAATCGTATCGCACGAGAGCTCGGAGTCGGCAGTCCCGTCATCGTAAAGGTGCTACACGGGTACTACGAGAGTGGCTACCGCGATGATAACCTTCTCGGTAACTCGGTCGACCGCGACGGCCACGACCGCAAGGGAAACGTTGAATGACGTAGATGCAATTCTCGCAGCATTCGGCGACTACACGGAGGAAGGGGACAACTACCGCGCGGAGTGCCCGCTTTCAGGCGGACACCATATCGTGATCGACAAGACCAACGGGCGGATCAACGACTTCGGCGGTTGCTCGGTAGCGGAGATCTGGGGCTGGCTGGCGCAGCGCGGGACGCGTCGCGATGAAGTATGGATCTACCGGGATCGTGACGGCAAGCCGGTCTTCCAGCACTACACGTTCATCGGCAAGGGCGGCGAGGCGGTCAAGCCGTACAAGATCTATCGGTCGAACGGTGTGCCGGTTCCGTACAAGCGAGAGCAGCACGGCGAGCTGCCGGTCCTGCTGATGGATCTCCCCGAACTGCTGGGGGCGGACAGCGCGTGGCTCGCAGAGGGCGAACCCGATCAGGCTGCGCTCAAGCGGCGTCTTACGAACTCCGTGGCCACGACAACTCGGCACGGAGCGGCGGTCTGGAAACGCGAGTTCACGGCCCAGATGTCGCACCTTCACCGAGTTACCATCCTCGCACATCGCGACCAAGCTGGTTACCGCGGTGCACTGATTCGATATCGCGAGCTCGAAGCGGTGATCCCGAAGGTGCGGGTGCTGCTCCCGGCGGAAGATGTCAACGATGCGGATGAGCACTTCGCGAAAGGGTATACGCTCAAGGACTTCGTGGCGGTCTCGATCCCGGAGCTGGAACGCTTGGCCGGTGCGAAGTCGGTCCGAGTAAGCGGTCCGCCGGCTACCCTGCCCCAGGTCCACGCGGCATTCCATCGATGGCTCGGTGACGGTTACGATAACCAGCTTCTCGATATCGTACTGTCCGTTGCCGCGGTGGAACAGCTCAAGGGCGATCCAGCTTGGCTGCTTATCGTGGGCGGATCCGGTAGCGCGAAGACCGAAACGCTCACGCCACTATCTGGGGCGGGTGCATATATGGCCTCGAGTATAAAGAGCGACGCGGCACTTCTGTCCGGATCGCCGTATAAGCAGGTGGCCAAGGACGCGACCGGTGGGCTACTGCGTGAGATCGGTGACTCGGGAATTCTGGTTATCAAGGATGTCACATCGATCTTGGATATGCCCCGCGAGTCACGGAGTAACGTACTGTCCGCTCTTCGCGAGATCTACGATGGGTACTGGTACCGCAATCTCGGTGCGGATGGCGGGCGGAAACTCGAATGGTCGGGTCGGATCGTCGTACTTGGCGGTGTCACGACCGCGTGGGATGCCGCGCATTCGGTTATCGCAAAGATGGGCGATCGGTTCGTACTGGTCCGCACGGGCGAAGGCGGTGTGGAGTCCGGACAGCAGGCGCTAGCCAATCTCGGCTCCGAAGAGGATATGCGCTCCGAGCTATCGGACGTCGTTGGGCGGCTACTTGGCTCGCTGCATCCGGAGCTGGTTCGGCCCGTTCCGCGGATTGCGCAGAACAAGCTTCTCGGTGTAGCGGATGTCGTAACGCTGCTGCGGACGGCTGTCATGTACGATCCGCAGGGGAATCCGGCCGATAAGCATGCACGCGAAGAACCAACGCGGTTCGTCAAGCAGCTGATGCAGATCGTCCGTGGCGGTCTCGCTCTCGGAATCGAGCTGGAAGACTCGCTGGCGCTGGCGTTCCGCTGCGGCCGTGATTCGATACCGCCTCGCCGTTATCTGGTGCTGCGAGAAATCGTCAACGGAAAGGAGACGATACGCGAAATCGAACGATCTACGGGTCTTCCGTACCCATCGGTACGGCGCATACTCACCGAGCTGTGGATGCTCGACATCCTGCAGCAGGACTGGGACACCAAGAAGGACCGACCGTTCCGCATCCACCAGAAGTTCGACACTAGCGTCCTCGAGCAGTGGTTCTAAGGAGGAGATTTTCAATTGTGTTGGGGTCCACTCCCTGTGCCTGGGTGGGGACAGTACGGGAGTTCTATCCGGCGGGGGACATCGCTCTATCCCCATAGAACAAGAAAGAAGGGTGACACATTTGAAAATACTACTTGACCCTACGATGCCGCGACGGATGTGCCCGGCTCCGATCCCGGCGGAAGATCCGGGATGGGTGCGGGTCTGCGGTGAGCCTGCCGAGTTTGAGATCGTACTCGCGAACAGGCGCGTCGTGTGCTGCCGTCGGCATCTGCTGCGAGCAAGACAGTGCGCGCGCGTCCTGGTTACGAATCCGCGTCTCGGGATAACCGAAGGGTGGCAGTTATGACCGTGATGACCGATCTGGCCTGTACGGCTCAGCTATCTCCGAAGTCTCCTGACGCTTGCGGGGCTCCGGCTGAGTTCGTGCTCGCATATGCGGATAAGCGAGACGTGGCATGCGGTAAGCACCTGGCTCGGGTACTGCGGAACATGCGGCGATTCGCAGAGCGACGCGGGATGCGTGGCTATGTCGATGTGATAGTTCGGATGGCGGTGCAGCGATGAAAGTGACCGTGTGGGACGGGGCGTACCACGGGGAGTCACCCGGACAGGTGATCGACCTGGAGCCGGGTGAGGTGTTCGAGTTCTACAGCGACCAGTTCTACGCGTTCCGCATCGAGAGAACGGCAGCGGAGCCGGGTGTCTTCGATGTCGACTGAGATAGAAACCGAAAAGAAAATCGGAGAGAATAGGTTTACCGTCTTTGTAGAAATGGGTACACTCAGGACATGCCCGCATCAGCGCGTACCGCAATTCGTGAGCATGAAGAGTCGATGCGCCACCGAGTTCCTGGTCGAACTCGGGGTGCAACGATGTCCGGTGCACGGAAGTACCGGCTAATGTGCGAGATTGCCTCGGGGGACTACTCGTGGGCCCAACTGCGGGAACGGCATCACTTCCACAACGTAAGCCGATTCGCAAAGCGCTATGCGCTTGAGATCGAAGACATCCGTAAGTCGATGGTCGATGGCGTTATCCAGGAATGCGCCGGGTTGTGGATCTCGAAGCAGGCAATGCGGATCGCCGAGTACCAGGAGATCGTCGAGGCGATTAACCGCAAGCTGCATGAGCTGGAGACCTCCGGTGCGAAGTGGTGGCCGGTCCAGGCGTTGAAGGTCAAGCTCGAGACACTGCGGATGGTTGCCGAAGAGCTCGGTCAGATTCCGGAGCGCCAGCGGACACCGGAGGAACGGCAACAGCTGGAGTACGCCGTGAAGGGTATCGCCACGGCAGAGCTGGAGGGTCGGCTGAAGTGATCACGACCCGGGTGTACGAACCCCGGGGAGCTTGTCGCGAATCCTTCCTCAGTCGCGCTCCCGAGCTGCTGCTGGCCGGCCCAGCGGGAACGGGTAAGTCGCGAGCACTGCTCGAGAAGATCCATTACATGTCGATGCTGAATGCCGGAATGCGGTCGCTGCTAGTCCGAAAGACCCGGGCCTCCCTCCAGTCGGCAGCGTTGGTTACGTGGCGCACCCAGGTAATCAACGAAGCACTGCTTGCGGGTGACGTTGAGTACTACGGCGGATCGGCCAAGGAGCACGGTTACTACTACCGCAATGGATCCGTGGTCGTCACCGGCGGGATGGACAAAGACCGCAAGGTGATGTCCACCGAGTTCGATGTGGTCTACGTGCAAGAGGCAGTGGAGCTTCTCGAATCGGACTGGGAAGCACTGCTCTCTCGACTCCGTAATAACGCTGTGTCGTTCCAGCAGATCTGCGGAGACACGAACCCCGACGTGCCGACGCATTGGCTGAACCAGCGTCCGACGATCCGAATGTACCACTCCGTGCACACCGATAACCCGGTGCTGTACGAGGACGGTATGCTCACCCCCAGTGGTTCGGAGTACATCGATAAGCTCCGGGCTTTGACTGGCGTACGGCGGCAGCGATTGCTCGAAGGCAAGTGGGTCGCCGCCGAAGGAATCATCTACGAGGACTTCAGCCCAGCGGTACACCTCGTCAGCAGTGTCGAAGTCGGTGAAGGCGAAGAGCTGGATCACGCAGGCGTGCCGCTGAGCTGGACTCGGTATTGGAGTGTCGACTTCGGTACCACGAACCCGTTTGTCTGCCAGCATTGGGCCGAAGACCACGATGGCCGGCTCTATCTATACCGCGAGTTCTACCGGACCAATCGCACGGTGCATCAGCACGCACTCGACATTCTCGCAGTGGTCGCACCCGAAGAGAACGGAGTTCGGGTATGGCGTGAGCCGAAGCCGCGAGCGATAATCTGCGACCACGATCTCGGTGAGCGTCTTCAGCTTGAGAGCGATCTCGGGCTGTCGACCGTCGCGGCGCACAAGGATGTTATTCCCGGTATTCAAGCCGTATCGCAACGCTTTACGGTCGGGGTGGACGGGAGATCAAGACTCTACCTCCGCCGGGATGCCCTTGTGCGCCGCGACCGTAGTCTCGCGGATCGCAAGCTGCCGCTCTGCACGCAGGACGAAATCCCGGGCTATGTCTGGGACGGTACGAAGGAGAAGCCGGTCAAAGAAGATGACCATGGCTGCGACGCAATGCGGTACATGGTGGCGTATCGGGATCTGGTACCTCACGCACGAGTTAGGTTCTTCCGGCCATGAAGGCACCCGAAGCATATAGCGAAGAGTCTGAGGCTCCCCTACCCTTCCCGACACTGTCGATCCAGGCGCGGATGGTTGTCGCAAACCTTACCGCCGCGCTGGCGATGACGACGTATTATCTCTTCGCGCCCCAGAAGCCACGCCTCGAGGCAGCGAAGAAGATGCCACTGACGATTGCGGGGTACTTCGCAGTGGCGTTTGCGGCATTCCATATCGCACACGGCTGGGGCTGGCTAGTCACCGGGATTCTCCTAGTCGTTCTCGAGAGTCGACTGGCGGCTGTCGAATGAGCATCGCGAGAGACCTTCGTGCTGCCCGGGCCCAGTTGGCGGCCCAGGGTCCCCGGGTTCCGTATTCGCAGTCGCCAGGCGGATCGGGATTCATGCGGGGGTTCTTCGCCTCGAACAAGGAAGCGCTACTCCGGCTTCCCGAGTTCAGCGGTGACGCGTTCTCGCTAATGAGCCTCGTGGCGTCATCAACTGCGAAGGTCAACTGGCACCTGTATCGCAAGTCGCAGCAGGATGGCCGCCGCCGTTACACCACTGCGCAGCAAGGTGACGATCAGCGTGTCGAAGTAACTCGCCATGCGGCGCTGGACCTATGGGCGATGCCGAATCCGTTCTTCACTCAGCGTGCGTTCATCGAAGGCCAGCAGCAGCACCTAGAGCTAACCGGCGAAGGCTACTGGGTGTTTATGACGGCGGGTGCGGTCCATCTCCCGATCAATATGTTCTATGTGCGTCCCGATCGGATGGAGCCAGTCCCCGACCCGGAGAAGTTCCTCGCCGGATACGTGTACACGGCACCGAATGGCGAGAAGATCCCACTCCAGCCGTATGAGTGCCTCGGTCCGCCATCGCTGGCATTCCCGAACCCGTGGGACATCTATCGCGGACTGTCCCCCGCCCAGTCCGTACTGGCGGATGTGCGGAACTCGCAGTACGCAACGCAGTGGAATAACAACTGGTTCCGCAACAACGCAGAGCCCGGTGGCGTGATCACGGTTCCGAACCGGTGGGATGACCCCGAGTTCGATGAGTTCACCGATCGCTGGCGCGAGACGCATAAGGGCATAAGCGCAGCCGGGATGGTCGCAGTGGTCGAAGGCGGTGCGACGTGGACGCCCAATGCGATCTCGCATCGTGATATGCAGTTCGTCGAATTGCGCGTGCAATCGTGGCAGAATACCCGTAGAGCATGGCGCATTCACCCGCAGATGACGGGTGACGTGGACGATGTTAACCGCGCCAATGCCGAGACCGCCGAAGAGACGTTCACCCGGTGGATTACCTGCGACCGGCTAGACCGGATTCGCGATGTCTTGAACGGCCCGTACTTGCGGCTGTTCGGTGCGGCGGATCAGGTCGAGTTCGATTACACCGATCCCGTCCCAGATAACCGGGAAGCGGACAACGAAGAGCTTACGGCCCGAGCAAACGCAGCTGCGGTGCTAGCGCAAGCCGGGTGGGATATGGACGACGTTCTCGAAACCGTGGGACTTCCCGCGATGCGGGTTGCCGGAGCTCCGCCTCCGTCGGTATCGGGTGGTGCCAGCACTACGTCCGAGAGCTCGGGCGGGCTGCCGGCGGAGGCGGACCAGGAAATACAGATGGCCCGTTTGGCGGAGTCGTTCCGCCAGATCGCAAACCAGGAACTTGCCGATCTCGGACGGACCTTCGCGGAACTGGATGGAGCAGTGCGATGACCGAACCGCAGCAGCCGAGCATTCGCGACACGATGGCGATGATCCCCGCCGAGCTGGTTACCGGGATTGTCGACACCCCGGACGGCCAGCGGTTGGCGGTGACACTCCGGACCATCGGCGGCGAAGCACGAGTGCTGGTCGCGAAGGACGATGCGCTCCACTGGGCACGCACTCTCGAGACCGAAGCAAACAAGATGAGTTCGAGCGGCCTCGTCATTGCTCACGGTGGCGTAGTTGCTCCCGCCCCAGGGACTAACGGAGGAAAGCAATGAGACGCAGGTTGCTGCCCCGGGAGCTGTACGCACTGCAGCACTCACCGGCAACGGCACACAGCTGGTTTGCGATCTCGAACAAGAAGGCGGTTGACGGTCCGGCGCTCGTGCATATCTACGACGAGATCGGCCAGTACGGCATCGGTGCAACGGAGTTCATCAAGGACCTCGGTCGGGTTAAGGGCGATATCGAGCTGCATCTGAACAGCCCCGGTGGCGAGGTCTTCGACGGACTCGCGATCTACAGTGCGTTGAAGCAGCACCAATCCGGGATCGTCCAGATCGTTATCGACTCGCTCGCAGCCTCGATTGCGTCCGTCGTGGCGATGGCGGCGGACCCCGGAAACCTGCTGATCGCCGAGACGGCCAGTCTGATGATGCACGACGGGTTCGGCGTATGCATGGGCTCCGCAAGCGATATGCGCAGTCTCGCAGACGTTCTCGAGAAGCAGAGCCAGAACATCGCCGGGATCTACGCATCGCGTGCCGGCAAGAGTGCGAAGTACTGGCGCGGACTGATGACCGACAACGGGTCCGATGGCACCTGGTTCCTGGGCCAGGAGGCCGTCGACGCGGGCCTGGCTGACTTTGTCCTCGGGAACGTCCCGTCGTTCTCTGAGCCGGGCGGAGCCCCAGTTCCTGCCGAGCTCCGAAGTCAGTCGGGCCCGTACAAGCAGCAGCCACCGGACAACGAGCCGGACGAACCCGACGAGGACGAAGACGAGCCGGGTAGCGGGATGCACAACGACTCGGTGGACAGCTCGGCGTGGGACGCCTCGAAGGCATGGGCGGCGGGTTCGGCATCCGACAACCCGGAGTCGTTCTTCCGTGCGATCTGCGCGGGGCATCACACGACCGGTACACCGGATACGCA